GAATTTTATTCACCCCATCCTGAACATAGTTTTCACCAAAGGCACGCTGTCCGGCGTCGATCGCCTCTGCGACAGCGCTCGCAGGTTTAGTTTTGCTGACTGCAAGCAGAGCAACATCTTCTGAAGCACGGCCGCAGCGTAGCGCCGCGGCTGAGATTTTGTCCCGGACCTGTGCCAGGTTATGCGCGATATCGTTCATCTTTCCCGGAGGCTTAATCATGGATATGGAAGACATAGTGGCCCTTAGTGTAAAGCATAACGTCTACGATCTGCATCGTATGTACACCAAATTATGTGTACACTTCGCTTAACAGAATGAGGACCGCGAAAACGATGATCATACCACACGTCTATATAAGGGTTAGCAGCAGGGGCCAAGCAAGTACAGGGGGAGGAGCTGAGGACCAGGAGAGGGTATGTCTGGCCTACATACAGAGACAGCGAGACGTCTTCAGCCAGGATAAATCCAAACTCAAGATCTATCGAGATTTAGCTGTTTCGGCGTTCTCAGGCGATAACCTCGCTAGCGGATCTGAATTGCATAAATTTTATGAGAAGGTCAAAGCGGGGCGAGTAGGTGCAGGTCATGCATTAATTTGTTACAGCGTGGATCGACTCAGTCGAGAGAACCTTTGGATTGCTAACACCTTTATCGGCGAGTTGGTAAACGCTGGGATTGAGATCCATGATGTGACGTCAGGGCAGGTGCTTAAACGTGACGACCAGATCGGGGCATTGATTAGTGCAATTCATCTCATGCGAGCGAATAATGAATCGAAGCTCAAAAGCGAGCGTAGTGCTGACAGCTATAAAAGACGGCTTGCTCAGTGCCTTGCAGCAGGAGAGGGGGAATATCCGGTTTTAACGCGACAAATGCCGCGTTGGCTATGTGATTTAAACGGGCAATACTCTATCAAGCTTGAGATGCAAAAGGTCATTGATTACATTTTCAATCAGTATATCGCTGGCGTCTCGTGTGGGCATATCGCTCGTGAACTCAATGAACGTGGTTGGTTGCATGGTAGAACTCAATGGCGTGGTTGCTATGTAAGTAAACTCATAAGTGATGAACGTTTATTGGGGAAACACGGCAAGCACTTAGATTTTTATCCCCCTGCAATTGATAATCAACGTTTTCGCCTTGCGAACCAGATGCTTACTAATGTTGGGAAAAACATTCGTGGGCGGACACGGATTGCATATCGTGACCAGTCGCGTGTTCTAAATCTATTTTCAGGGGTGTTGAAATGCGGTAACTGTGGCGGACCAACTACTGTTAATATTAATAGCAATCGTGGTGAGGCATTTGTTCGATGCAGAAATACCGAAGAGCTAAAATCGGTCAAATGTCAATCTATCCGATTAAAAAATATTGAATCTCATATTCTGCAACACTTACACGGCTTAAACATTTACGATGTCATTAACCGTCAGAATGACGATGGTGGGCAATTGGAGTTACTGAATGCTCAATTGCTAGAGTATAGGCAACATGAGTTAGAGTTGAATACTCTTATCGAAAGCCGCAAAGCCGAGGGTAAGTTGGTCCGACTCGAATTGATTATGGAACTCGAAAACACTCGTGATGTGCTTGATGATTTGCAAGATAAAATTGAGAGCTTAGGGGTTAAATACGAGACGCCTAATTTTAATTCCTGCACTAAATCTGATATGGAGTCAATTCTCGACCCTTCCAATGTGCAGGTTAGATGTTTACTGCGTAATAGCATCAATAACACAATTGATGTTATGAAGTACTGGAGGATGGGGGAGTATATTGTACTTAAACTTGATTACCAGCGTAACGTAGTAACTCATGTACTCATTATTCATAACAAAACTGGAGATCTAACAAGTACAATCAAGATCGTTAGGGCAGATAATGTAGTTACTTATGAAACAGGCTCATTCACAATTACTGAAGATTTAAGTACTGGTCTTTGTGGACTTGATGTTCAACAAAAAATCAACAGTAGGGACTATATACTTCTTATGAACTATGCAGATCAAGATGGGAGTACCGTAGCCCATTGGTTGCGACTCAATATGGTAGAATTAGTTGGCGATTCGTTAGATCAGTTATAACGTTTAGGCGGCCTTTAGGGCCGCTTTTTTGTTTCTATGATAAATAAGCATATCTATAGGAGATTGATATGATCGAGTTTATCAAAGAGTTTTTAACCCTCTCGCTACTAATATTATTTCTAACATCCCTGATACTGATGGGATGGCCCGCATTCGTCTTAATGATTGCCATCATAATTATATTCTCTGCCGAATTAATCACTAATATCATAAATACAATAATTAAATGAAACAGAAAAGAATGATGCGGTATAATATTAGTACCTTTCATTATGAATCCTCTTACGGCGGGTAAGCCCGTAACCATTTCTCCTATGGTGGTGAGATTACCCCGTTTCGGCGGGGTTTCTTTTCACGCTGTTTTTCAAGAAAAATTGATAAATAAGATGTAATAAACAAACTATCCGAAGATTTATGAAATACTTTTTAATCGTCGGGTACAATGTTTATATCCTTCTGTGTGGTTAGTTCTAAAGCGGCTTTAAGTAGCCGTTTTATTTGAGCTAATTTTCATGGAAATAGTTAACGAACGGAGCGACTATGAGTACAAATAAACAATTCAATAAAGATGTGATGATCGGGATCCGAGTCACTCAGCAACAGGCTGATTTCATTGACTCACTAATTGCCAGTGGGAGAGCGAAAAATAAATCCCAGGCAGTATCTCTACTTATCAATGAAATAATGATTACCAGAGGTGGCAGTTTCGGCCAGTAATAACGAAACAGAACTAATAACGCAAGGATGCGATAATGAAAATTGATGTAATATATACGGACCAGTTCAAGAAGGGCAAGGTATCTATTGCCCGCCAGGTTACAGAGTCATGGGAGGATTTTGTTTCCTCTACTATGGACACTGAAACATGGGGAGTAATTACCACGGCAACTGAAAAAGCCCAGTTGCCAATGATGCTTCTGGGTACTCTTCATGAAGATGGTGGCAGACGCCAGAATATGAATATTGCCAGCCGGGGCGGTTTCGTTCTCGACTACGATTATGATCCGGGCAATGTTAAATCAGTACAGATGACGTTTGCAGATATTCAGAAGGATCTCAGTGATTTTGAATACCTGCTCTACAGTTCTGTAAGTTATGGCGTAAAGGCCGGGGATCGTTGCCGTATTCTGGTGCCATTCAACCAGCCAATATCCGGTGAGAAATGGCAGGAGTTACGCGAGTCATTCAAGGCCCGTTTTGCCTATATTGATAGCTCATGTTTTACCTTGTCTCAGGGTCAGAACGTACCAGCTCGCTATAGTGGCAAGTTTCCCTATGTTCATTATAACCAGGGCCGCCTGCTCAACCCTCTTACTGATATTGCATACGTTGAATCGGCTAAGAAGTTTGATGCGACTATTTTCGATCAGATTGAAATTGACGATGCAGTACTGTCAACGATATTTGATGATGTCGTAAAACACTGCTCAGGCTCTCTCAATCGCTCCAGGGCGTGGTTTTTCGCTCAGGTGATGAAATCATATGGCGTATATGATTATCGCCGTGTAGCGTTAGTACAGCGTTCTGATGCGAATACTAATCCCCAGGAATTTTTCAAAAACACAATCTCATCTAATGTGAATGTGTTCATGCTCAAGGGCTATTTGCCCGAAGGGTATAAATTCCCCGCCGAACTTACTCAGTATTCCGTACCGGAAATTGATGAGTACAGGGAGAGTAATAATGCAACGGATGATTATCAGTACGATCAGGAGTTCTGGTTAGAAGAGGGAGAGTACCTCAGTGATATTCGAGGTGAGCTGAATCTGAACGGTAATGTACTGCTCATTGGTGATTGTGGTATCGGTAAGACGCGATTCACTACTGATTACCCCGATGAGTTTGTAGTTGGTGTACCGCTACGGATCATTGCCCAGCAGAACGCCGCCGATAAAGATGACT